GGGAAGCGCGCGCACATCGAGCTACTCAACGGTGAGCTGCGGTCCGGATCGATGCGCATAGTTCGGCCGACTTGTCAAGACTTGATTTCTGAGGTAGAAATACTTCCGTGGGCGAACGAGCGGCGCGAACGGGAACACGCGAGCTACGCAAACGATTGCGCGGACTCGCTCCTGTACGCGTTCATGGAGCATCGTGCGTATCTGCACGAGGCGCCGAAACCTCGCTCGCCCACAAGGCTCTCAATCGCATCCCGTTTGGCGCTGGAAGACGATCTCGCTGAGCAGATAGCGGGATCGTCAGCTCGTCCATTCTGGGATCGCTGAGTGAGCACCGAGCAACGCGAGTTTTGCGAACTGGTCATCGAGCTGCGAGCGCTTGGTGCTGTACGCGTTCGGCACGGCGCACTCGAAGTCGCATTCGCTGGACCCGTGGCAGTCGAATCCCCGCGAGGCGCAACGTCAGATCGTCCGCACGTGAGCGATGACGAGCTCGCTGAACTGGCAAAAATCCGCCGCTTGGCTGAGGAGATCCCATGAGCACATCTGGCTCACCGGAGAAAATCAACGGCCGATGGTGGGCTGCGAAAACGCGTGAGGCGCGCGGCCGGGACATGTACGAGCTCGCCAAATACCTCCGTGGGACGGCTGTCGCTCGCCAGCGTCGCGAGGACGACCGGCATCACATGCGGCTGTACGCAAACGGCGAGCCCAACGGCGAAGCGCTCTCACCGAGAGACCGCGCGATCGAAGCGCTGGCCGCACGTCGCGGTAACGACCGGATTCGGTACAACCTCGTTCGCAGCTCAATCGACACAGCAGCCTCGCAGATTGCGCAGCAACGTCCTCGCCCGATGTTCCTGACCACCGCGGGCGCGTTTTCGCAGCAACGCCAGGCTCGGCTGATGACACGTGCGATCGAAGGACAGTTCTACGACCTCGGTGCGTACAAGATCGGGCCGCGGATTTTTCTCGACGGGACCATCGTCGGGACTGGGCACGTATTCGGGTATCTACGCAACGGTCGTCCCGTGATCGAGCGGTGCTTGCCTGGTGAGATCATCGTGGACCACGACAGCGCGATCGATGGGTGCACGACTGAGATCTATCGCCAGTATACGGTCTCACGTGACGAGCTGAAGGCGCGGTTCTCGCAGTACGCTGCGAAGATTGAGACGGCCGAAGGGCCTGACCAAACGATGCGCGAGACATTCTATCTCACGCGAGACACGAAGAGTGACCGCGTTGCCGTGATCGAGGGCTATCGAATCGACCGCGAGAATCCAGAGAACGGTCGGCACGTTCTCGCGATCAGCAACGCAACGCTTGTGGATCGCGCATACGCACGAAAGCGCTTGCCGTTCGCGGTGTATCGGTGGAGCGAGCGTCAGTTTGGCTATTGGGGCTGCGGTCTCGCCGAACAAGGCCGAGACCCCCAGTGGCGCGTCAACAAGCTGATCGCGAAACAAGAGCGTCAAAACAATATCGGGTCTTCGTTCAAGTTGCTCGTTGAGCAAGGGGCGAACATTCGCACCGAAGCGATTACGAACAGCGACGGCGAGATCATCCGATACAACGGTGCACCTCCGCAGTATCAGCAGGGCCCCGGAGTGCACCCGTCCATCGTCCAAGAAATCGCGGATATTCGCGAGCAATTCTTCAGCGAGCAGGGCATCTCGTTGATGGTTGCGGAGGGTAAGAAGCCAAGCGGTTTGGATTCCGGCGCTGCGCAACGGACTCACCACGATATCCTATCTCAGCGCCAGATTATGAACGCGAGAGCGTATGAGGATTTCTACCTCGACCTCGCCGATCTAGTGATCGATTTGAACGATCAGGCAGCCGAGGTTGACTCTGAGTATTCAGTCGATTGCCTGGCACAAAACGGCCGCACGCAGTCGATCAAGCCTACGCGGTGGCTCGACATCCGGCCGATTGAAGCGAGAGACGATTACCGCATTCGGATGTTTCCGACTAGCGCTCTCCCCACGACTCCCACTGGCAAAATGCAAACCGTTCAGGAGTGGATCGCAGGCGGGTTCGTGTCTCGCCCCTACGCGATGGCGCTGCTCGATTTCCCGGATCTCGACACTGCTTCGCGCATGGAGCTCGCCGATCTCGACTTCGCGATGTGGCAGGTCGAAGAGATTTTGGACGGACAGAATCCGATGCCCGACGAGGGTTCGAACCTCACTCTATGCGCGGACATCGCTCGACGCGCGAGATTGCAGTGCGCGATTGACGGCGCTCCCGAAGATGTTTTGCAGGCACTGTACGATCACTCGATCGCGTGCCTGCGCCTCGATTCCGAGGCGAAGCAAGCGCAGGCCATGCTCGCCCAGCCAATGCCCGCACAGCCTGCGTTGCCAGGCGTGCCAGCTAACGGAGAGATGCTGCAATGACCGATCAAGCTCAACCGCCAAACGAAGCACCGTCGCAACCCGCTCAGACAGGGATGGGCGCGACCGACGCGCTAAGCGCCGGTGGTCGCAAAGACGTGATGGTCGTAGGTCGCGATGCTGGCGAAGGCGACAAGCGCGCGCAACGCGCCATCGAGAAGCTCCGCAGCAAGCGCGAGGGGCAACCGGAAACAGCTAAGGCTGACGAAAAGTCGAGCGCCGAAAAGCCTGCAAAGCCGCAAAAGACCGAGCCAAAGACCGACGCAAAGCCAGCCGAAAAAGCTCACGAACCGCCTCGCGAAGATCCAGCGGTTCGCGCGCAACTCGAGAAGTTGCAACGCGCGGCTCTGGACCAAGAGCGCGCGCGCATCGAAGCGGAACAGCGCTTGAAAGAGCTGCAAACCAAGCTCGAAGCGCAAGAGAAGGCGAACCCACTCGACTACCTGAAGTCGAAGGGAATGTCTCTCGAACAGCTATTGCGCGATGCTCAGGCTGGCAAGATCAAGCCGACCACCGAGATCGATATCGCGGTTGACGGTGTGCGCGGGGAGATCGCGCAGTTCAAGAGCGAGTTTGAACAGCTTCGCCAGTGGAAGGCCGAGCAAGACGCGCATGCTCGATTGGAGCACGTCAAGTCTCGTCTAAGCGAGCGCGCAGAAGCGCTCCCGCTCAGCTCCTCGATCTCATGGGTGGCTGAGCAAGCACGAAATCGCTACGACGCGATGCGAGCGAACGGCGAAGAGGCCGACTTCGACGCAGTGCTCGGTGCGTTCGAATCCGCGATCGCGAGCGACGCGAAGTCACTGCTCAGCAATGAACGATCGCTAAAAGCTCTGCTCGCCGATGGTGAGCTCAGAAAACAGGTGAAGGCGGCAATCGATGCGCTCGAACCTAAGAAAACGAAGGCCGCTCCGGCAAGCCAATCAGGAGACCCTCGCGGTGAGAATGGCCTCACCACGATTCCGCGTGACGTAGCTGCGGTAACAGGTTCGCGCTCGACATCGATTCCCAGTGAGCACGAGCGACTGGCCGCGGCAAGAGCAGTTCTGCAAAGACGCAGAGCATAAGGGGTTTCCAAAATGGCACTCGCACAGAGCGATTTCAACGACGTCGTCAAGGAGCTGTACCCCAACGACCTTGACAAAGAGTTGGTGATGAAAAAGCGGCCGTTGCTGTCCATGCTGGACCAGCGGACCGATTTCTATCACCGCTACCTCCATGTTCCCGTTCGCTATAAGCTTCCGCGTGGTGCTTCGGCGACCGCGGTTGACTCGGTGACGAACGAGAGCGCGTCGAAATACGATGCGTTCCAAGTCACGCGAGTGAACACGTACGGCTTCTGGCGAATGGCCGGTGAAGTTGTCGACGCAGCGAGCGCTGGCAATGACGCGGTGTTCGTCGATTCGGTAAAGGCCGAGATGGACGGCCTGCTTGAGACGATGGGACAGAAGCTTGGACGCAACGTTTACCGCGGCGTCTCGGGCTCGTTCGGCCGAGTCGGAAGCGGCACGTCTTCGCCGATCACTCTCGCAACGATCGAGGATATCTACTTCGTCGAGGTTGGCGACGTAATCACGGCGAACGATAGCGACGACGCAACCTCGCCGCGATCGGGCAGCGGTACCGTTACCGCAATCGACGAGGATGCCGGAACGATCACGTATTCAGGCACGATCACGTCGCTCGCCGTGAACGATTACCTCTTTATCGACGGCGACGAAAACGCGATGGCCGCTGGTCTTGCGGCGTGGTGCCCGAGCGCTGCGCCCAGCGCAACGGCGTTCTACGGCGTGGATCGCTCGCCCCATCCCACTCGTCTGGGCGGCATCCGAATCGACATGAGCTCGTACTCGCTCGACGAGGTTCTGCCTCGCGTTCGCGGACGACTCGGGCGCGGGCCGATGGGCTTCGATCCCGACTACTACTTCCTGAACCCGGTTGACCTCGCGGACTTCGAGGTGATGAAAGAAGGCCAGAAATTCATCACGTCGGCCGGCAACTACAGCTTCGGGATCGAGGGATTCACGGCTTACGGAGCGAAGCTCATTCCCGACCCCAACTGTCAGGTTGGAACGATGTGGGGCATCGACATGAGCGCGTTCAAATGGGCGACCATGGGCGATGCGCCTCGGTTGTTCGATGCGGACGGTCTGAGATTCATCCGCTCGCAAAGCGGCGCTGGCGGAACGCCGGTGAATTTCGACTACTACGAAGGCTCGATGGTCGCTCGACACAACTGGTACAGCGATGCGCCCGGCCGCATTGCGCGTATCACTTTGCCGAGCTGAAGGTAGATGGTCATGACGATCAAATCCCTACGGCGAAGCCCTAAAATGCCGTCCGACTGCATCTTGATTGCAGGCCGGTTTGTCCCGGATGGCACCAACAATCCGAGCACGTATGTCACCACTGGCGCGGGCGCTGCAACGGTCACGTATAACAGCGCAGCAGCAACGTGGCGTGTGACGATCAATATCCCAATCGGATCGATCATCACCGCGAAGGCGTGGGTCATCGACGATAAGACTCAGGTCCAATCGTACGAAACGAACGTCGTAGCGTTTAGCGACGCGAACCAGACGTTCGACATCGAGAACCAGTATGCCGCAGACGTCAATGCGGGCGCATACGGGACGACGAATGCCGCCGCTGTCGATTATATTTGCTGGGAAGTAATCGCCCAGGAAACCAACGTCCGCGGCAACGGTAGCTGAGCAGGAGGATAGGTCAATGGCGCGCAACGTAACGCTAACGGCAATCACCGAGGACGTTCGCCAGCGTCTTGACCTTGACTCGTTCTCCGCTGACACGCACGTGACGAGCACTGCGGTAACTCGCATGATCAACACGAGTCTGCAAAGCCTCTATTCGCTGCTAATGCGATCGTGGGGAGAAGGGTATTTCACCACGTCCGATACGATCACTACGACAGCGGACATTGCGACAACATCGCTGCCAAGCGATTTCGTCAAGCTGATTGCGCTATATTGGGTTCGCGGAACGAACGACATCGTGCCGATCCAAGAGGCTTCGCACGACCTCAGGATCATGACGCAATGGTCGTCTCGCGCTTGGGAGTTGCCGCGGTACAGGCTACGTCACAGCACGTTGCAATGGGTTCCCAAGCCGAATTCGGCGTACACTGTTGCGCTCGAGTACGTGTACTCGCCAGCGGATCTCAGCGCTGGCAGCGATACGTTCGACGCGGGCCCGGGATGGGACGAATGGGTCGTTCTCGACGTGTGCCGCAAGATTCGCGAGAAGAGTGAGAAGGACCCGACCGAGTTCCTGGCAGAGCGCGCGCGCGTCGAATCGAACATTCTCGCAGTCTCGCCGTACCGGTCCGAGACGAGCAACCACATCATTCGAGACGTCGAATCGGGCTACGAATACGATGATAGGCCGAGGTGGCGCCCATGAGCGGATCGTCGCGAAAGACAGCGCTTCGCCCTGATTTTGCGGGAGGCATTCTCGCTCGCGAGCACGAGCTGTCGAAGGCCCGCGCGCTCGGTGCGACTGTCGCGATCTCGTTCAGCGCGAACACTACAGCGGTCGCCAGGCACAACCTTGGGCGACGCTATGAATCGGGGCGCATTCTCGCGCAAACAACGGATGGAACGAGCGTCGGTGTCAACGTGTGCTCGCCATCTGTGTGCGAGGCGGCCGGGTACGACCCGCGTGTCTGGATC